AAATTACTCGATCTTTGAAACGTAATTTAGGCAAACCGATTACTCGCATCACTCGGTCTACTGTTAATTACGGTACCGAAGCTATTGCCCCTGCTTTTGTGGCAGTATGTCACCCTGACTGCGAACCTGATATCAGGGCCATTACTGGATTTGTTCCGGCTGAAAAGTACGGTACGGTCAGTCCGTGGGAAAATGAAATCGGTAAAGTCGAAGACGTTCGTTATGTGTTTTCAACTATCATGAAACCGTTAACCACTGCTGGTGCAACTGGTGGGTCGAGTGTGCTTGAAGACGCTAACTCCAAGGCAATCGTTTATCCTATTCTTTTCTTTGCCAAGGATGCTTACGGTATTGTGCCGTTTAAAGGTAAAAATGCTGTTACTCCAATGGTTGTTAATCCTACTCCGTCTGATTCTGACCCATTGGCCCAACGTGGTCATGTCGGTTGGAAAGCATGGCAAACTGCTGTCATTTTGAATGATATGTGGATGGCCCGTGCCGAAGTCGCAGTTAGCAGCCTTGCGTAATCGCTAATTAAGATGGGGTGTAGTGTCGTAATGTACATTACACCCCATTTAAAACAGGAGATTTTATGAATTACTGGATTAAAAGTGTTGATGAGTTGACAAAATTAGCCGAAGAAAAAGGTATCAAAGAAAAGGATCTGCCAAAAACAGAATCCGGTACCGTTGACCATAAATTCTTGGCGCGGATGTTGACTAATATAGACGCTCAGGAGGGTGATCTTACTGAGGCTGTTATTATTGATGCTGATGATAGCGGGAAACCAGCAGCAGATGTTGTTAAAGAAAATACTAAACAGAAAACCGGTGCTGGGTGGATTGACATTGTATTCCACAATCAAGACGGATCCACCAAGTATGTATTTTTGGGGCTGAATGGAAGAAGTTTGATTTTACCCAGAGAAGTTCCTTGCAGAATACCGGCTGAGTTTTTGGGTGTTGTTAAATCTGCTGTCCAGACGAAGATTGTACAGACCCCTGGAGAGGGGAATAAAATTGTTACAAAGTCTGTTAAGGTTCCCAGGTTTTCATATGAGGTTTTAGCAAGAGGAAATTAAAAAATGGTATCCGGTAAAACAATTATTGACCGCGCATCTAAACTTCTTTTAGATGATACAGCAGTCCGGTGGACAACTACTGAACTGCTTGATTGGCTTAATGCGGGGCAGAATGAGACAGTACTTTTAAAGCCTGACTCCCATGTGACTGTAGTTGAATACAAACTTGTGCCAGGAACATTGCAATCATTACCGGATGGATCGGCCAATTTTAAAGATTCTGGAGACGCTACAGTAGCCAGTGGTATCGTTTTGCTGGATATAGTCAGAAATATGGGTACCGATGGCACAGTTCCTGGGAAGGCTATACATATCATCGACAGAGAATTATTGGATGCTCTTAACCCAGACTGGCACTCTGTAACTGCTGATGCAGAAGTTATTCATTATATGAGCGATAACAAAGCTCCTAAAATATTTTATGTTTATCCTCCTCAGCCAGCTTCTTCTATGGGGTATGTGGAAGTCATGTATTCGTCAAAGCCAACTCCAGTTGCCTCCTACGCTGCTGATAAATATATTGATCTGGATGATATTTATGAAAATATTTTATTGGATTACGTTCTGTACCGTGCTTTTGCGAAAGACAATTCTGATAACAGCAACCAAAAGGCTGTATCATATTACAGTCAATTTAGGAATGCTTTATTAGGCAAGGATCAAATGGAAGAATTAAATGATCCGAACGCTCCAATAAATCTTAAATCTGCTTCATTCAGATAGAGGTTATAATGCAGATATTATCAACTTTTACAAAATATGTTCTTCCGGATGTTCCTGGTTGTCCTCCGTTATTAGCGGAACGAGAGTTACTTTCTTCAGTTCAAGAATTTTGTGAAGATACATGGATTCTCAACGCCGATTTGACTGCCTCAATAGAAACTACTGACATTGATTCTACAGATAATTATTCGGTTGACGTAAATATTTCTGGTTCTGACGATTCGGTGTCAGTGTTCCCCATTCTTTTCCCCGTTGCTTTTGGTGGAATGGAGACTTTATACAAACCTTTCGCTCTTGACGGCTTTACTATAGACGGAGTCAAAAAGGATCTAATATATTACCAAAATGTCGTTCACAATCAGTACTTGCCGGTTGCTGATGTTAAGTACTTTTATTTTAAGTCCAATATAATTTTAACATTTTTCCCCTTCAGTGCTGCTTGTGAAATTTGGACCAAATTAATTTACAAACCATTGCCCTCAGCTGATCAATTAGACGATCTTTTTTACTACGATTATTTAGATCCGATTATTTCTAATCTGAGGTCAAGATTATATAACATGCCAGGAAAAGTGTGGACCAATCCAGCCGCAGCGCAGATTGAGTACAACAAGTACAAACGATATGTTTCCAAGGTGCGGAGAAAGAAAACAAATAATTTTCAAAATATATCGTCTCATGTTCAATGGCGCACATTCGGTGAATAAAGATGGTTATTAAAATAGATCAGTTTGATTATTCATTTCCTAAATTATCATCTAAGTTATTAGGGAACACTCAGGCTCAATATTGTTCTAATTGCAACTTAGAAACAAGGTCTATTAAACCGATACTCGGTTTATACGCTGACACGACTTTAACTAAATCAGGAGACCTCAGAACTATCTATAAAATGGACACTGACTGGATAGCTTGGGTAGGTCGCATGGATGTTGTTAAAGCGCAGGTATTAGACAGTGACCACAGGATATTTTACACAGGAGATGGATACCCTAAGCAAACAAATAGCACACTCGCTACTGGATCGTCTGGTGAATACCCCCAAGCTACAAGACGGTTAGGTGTAAAACCTCCAGCAGCAGCGTTGGTGTTAGAACCTCAAGGGACCGGTGATGGTAATCCTGGCAGGGTGGTATCGTATGTGTATACATACGTTGATGAGTTTGGCGAAGAGTCAGCACCGTCTCCTCCCACTGGAGTCACAACTCTTGAAGGAGACCAGTATGCAAGGGTTAAGAATTTCGTTTTTCCATCGCTCGGTTCAACGGGCAATGATATCGAATATTACCGTTTATACAGACTGGAATCCACTTCTACTGGAACAGCAGAGTACCAGTTAATTAAATCAAGACCGGTTAATTTATCGGGAACCCCGACATTTGATATAGATGTTGGAGATATCTCCGATGAAAATACTTACGTGTATGATGCTAACTCAAGTACTACTCCTGACGATCTGACATCAGATGTCAGCGACACTCTTCCTTCAGAAGACTGGGCCATACCTCCTGAGGCTGACCCATCTTTTATATCCGGACTTATCCAATATCAGAACGGAGTTATCGCAGCATTTTACAAAAACAATGTTGCAGTATCTGAGGCTTTTTATCCCTACGCATGGCCCACAGCATATTTTCGCTCATCCGATTATGATATTGTTGGGCTTGGAGTTAATCAGCAGAATATAGTTGTTTTAACCAAAGCATATCCGTATATCCTGCAAGGTTACGATCCAAACAATATGATTATTGACCGGTTGCCGTTTAAGCAGCCGTGCTTACATAAAGAGGGGATAGTGTCCACTCCTTATGGAGTTATTTACCCGTGTCCGGATGGATTGGGGATAATAGATGGAACGGAATTTAACCTTCTTACCAAGGATATATACACAAAGGCCCAATGGCAAGCCTTAACCCCAAGTGAATATTTGTCATTTTATTATAGCGGAAAGTATATAGGGATACGATCAGGAACTACTGCTGGAATTGTGATCGATCTTGCTACTGGTGGAGCCACAAGTATTACATTATCAAAGCCGGTCTACGGGGGATTTATTGGACCCACGGATGATTATTTATATTTACTTTGTTATGATGTAACCACGTATAAAGTTTTTATTTACGATTATGACACATCTTCTCCGCTGACCTATGAATGGAAGTCTAAAACTTTTGAGACGCCGCACCATGTTAATTTTTCCTGCGGTAGAATTTGGGCAGATTACTCCGGTGGTGGTACAGTAACATTTAAATTGTATGCAGACGGAGTTCTAAAAGAGAACAGAACAATATCAAGTTCTGAGGTTTTCAGACTCGCTGGCGGGTATACTGCAAGGGAATGGGTGATTGATGTCCAGGGAACTAAAGAAATCGAGTCGATAGGTATTGCCACATCAGCAGAGGAATTAAAAAATGTCTAACATA